ATAGACCAGGCGGAGGAGACATCTGAGAGCCATTTCTTTCTTTTAGCTTCCAGGTTAAGGTTAAAGGCTCCGAATGTCAGGTATAAGGGATTGATGACTGCTAATCCTGCTCCTGGGTGGGTCAAGCACAGGTTTATTGAGCAGAAGTTGGATGACCACAGGTTTATTCCCGCATTACCCAAGGATAATCCCCATTTACCCGCTGATTATGAAAGTACGCTGCGAGAGCTTTACCCCAAGGAATTAGTGCAGCAATTACTTGAAGGTGATTGGGATACCATTGAAGCGGGTATGTTCCTGCTTAGATATGGCGCAATTAAAAGTGCGGTTGAAAGAGAAGTTGAAATTGATTTCAATGAACCCAAAGTTATGGGGGTGGATATAGCCGCCGAGGGGATTGATGAAAGCGTTGCAGTCATTCGCCAAGGCAACAAGGTTATTTGGATAGAAACCTGGTCGTTTGCCAACACAATGGCAACCACTGGGAAAATTATTACTTTGATTGACCGTTTCAAGCCCAATGTAGTTAATCTTGATGCTATTGGTATTGGCAAAGGCGTTCACGATAGGTTAGATGAATTAAAGATTGTTCATAATGGCGTAGTGGTGGGCGAAACTGCAAATGACAAAGAACACTATGTAAATATCAGGGCGGAAATGTATTTTAGCCTTCAAAAGCGATTTGAAGAGGCAGAGATAAGCATCCCTGATGATTTAGATTTAATTGCTCAACTTTCTACCATCCGATGGGATTTTGAATCTGATAAAAGGCTCAAATTGGTTAGTAAAAAGGAAATGAAAACCAAATATCGTGTAAAATCTCCTGACAAGGCTGATGCCCTCGCCCTGGCATTTATGGATAGCTCATCCAAAGAGCCTCGTATAAGGTGGATATGATATGGCATTTTATGATAGATGGTTTCGGAAGCAAGCACCGGAGAAGAGAAGGTTTGGCTTTTCATTGAACCCCTGGTCTACCCCGCCTGAACGCAATGTAAAGGGGTATCTGGCAGCTTATGGCTCTATCTATTCCCTGTTTGCTATCTCATTAAGGATTGCTACTGCCACATCAGAGGTTAAGTGGAGATTATACAAGGGGAGTGAGAGAAGCGAGCGGAGTCAGGTCTCAACTCACCCCGTTTTAGATTTACTGGATTATGCCAACGAGTTTCAGACTGGGCAGGAGATTATAGAGCTAACACAACTCCACATGGACTTGGCGGGCAAGGCTTACTGGTATGTACCGAGAAATAAAGGGGGTAGACCTGCTGAAGTATGGGTAATGCCTCCTCATTTGATGAAGGTCGTGCCTGGTACAGATAGATTGATAGCGGGCTATATATATCATGGGGCTGAAGATATACCTTTTAATACCGATGAGATTATCAGATTCCCGATGCCCGACCCATTGAACCAGTTAGGTGGTGTGGGCTTTGCGCAGGCAGCAGCGGTCATACTGGATACTCAGGACTACGCTACCAGGTGGAATCGCAACTTCTTCTGGAACTCAGCCCGTCCCGATGCTGTATTGGAAAGCGATGTTCAATTAACCGAAGAGCAATTTGAGCAGTTGAGGTCGGCATGGGCTTCAAGGCATGAAGGGCTGTCTAGGGCGCACAAGATAGGGATATTAGAGGGTGGTATCAAGTACAGGCAGGTATCACTATCACAGAAGGATATGGACTTCGGTCTGTTACAGAAGCAGACTCTGGAAGCCGTGATGTTTACCTTCGGTATTCCCCTGTCGGTGATGGGGGTATCGGAGAATGTCAATAGAGCCAATGCCGAGGCAGGAGAATATACCTTCGCTCGATGGCTCATTAAACCAAGGCTAACCAGAATTAAGAATAAGCTAAATGAACAGTTATTGCCTATGTTCAAGGCTAAGGGCTTGGAACTGGACTTTGAAGAGATAGTCCCTGAAACCATTGAACAGAAGCAATCACTGGCTGAATCGGGTATCAAATCGGGGTATATGACTATCAATGAAGCTAGGCAGATGCAAGGGCTAGACCCCGTGCCTCAAGGCAACGTATTCCTGATACCATTCAATATGATGCCTACTCCTGCCGACCAAGAGATTGCACCACCACCAACTGAGCCACCCGAAGTACCAGAACCACCCAAATCAAAGGGGTTTACCGAAGAGCAGAAGGAAGCCAGGTGGAAAGGGTATATCTGGAAGACGGAGCAGCAAGAAATTAAGTTTATGGCTGCCCTCAAGACGCTGTTTAACGAGCAATCCAAAGAAGTGATTGCCAATTATACGGATAAGAACGAAGCGGACTTTGATAGAGAGATATGGAATGATAAATTCAAGTTAGCTTTCGCTCCCCTGATAAGTTTTGTTTATGAGGATGCCAGAGAAGACATAAAGCAGGCTGACCCGCAAGCGTTAGAATGGATAGATGATAGGGCGCTGGAAATGGCAACTTCTATAAATTCCACTACTAGGGAATCGCTGAGAATAGCGTTAAGGGCAGGGTTTGAGCAGGGTGAGAGTATCCCGCAGATTACCAGAAGGATTAAAGGGTTCTACCTTGATACCTACAAGGGCAGGGCTAAGAAAATAGCCCGCACTGAGGTAATTGCAGCCAGTAATGAGGGCGCATTGAGGGGATATGAAGATGCGGGGATTGAGAAGGCTGAATTCTACGCTGCATTGGATGAAAGAACCTGTGAAGAATGTATGAGCTATCACGGCAACGTATATCCGATTATGGAGGCTCACGGGCTGATTCCAGTCCACCCAAATTGCCGTTGCACATTTATTCCTATAACTTAGGAGGTTGAATTATGGCTGAAATGATTACAAAGGTCTTGGATTGTGAGGTAAAGAAGCTACAGGACAGGCAATACGAGTTTACTGCTTCTACCTCAACTCAGGATAGGGATGGGGAGGTCATTGATGCTGCCGGCTGGGATTTAAAGAACTTCAAAAAGAACCCCGTCATTATGTATGCCCACGATTATAGAACCCTACCCATCGGGAGAGCCCCGAGGATATGGTTGTCAGAGGGGAAACTAAAGAATACCGTTGAGTTCCCCCCTGAAGGCACTTATGAGTTCGCTGACATCGTGGAGAGGCTAGTTGACACGGGATACCTCAAGACGGAATCGGTGGGGTTCATCCCTAAGAAATGGGAAGACGGTGATGGTGATAAAGCCCCACGTAGAACCTATACCAAGCAGGAACTATTGGAAATCTCCATTGTGCCCGTACCCTCTAATCCTGATGCCTTGGCTAATGCTGTTGAGGATGGGGTGATTACAACCAAGCAGCTTGAAATTATAACCAAACCAGAAGAGACAGATGATTGGATTAGGATACCCGTAAGAGACTGCAAGGTAACTGCCACCATTGACATTAGTAAGAAAGAGGGCATCAAAGCCCTTTACTGTGGCAAGGAAAAGCAGGTCAGGACTTATCTGTTTGATAAGAGACCGCCTTACAACTGGACTATGGCAAAGGCTAAGAAATGGGTTGAAGACCACAAGTCCGCAGAAGAGATGCCTGATTGGGAAGATTTGGGGATTGATATAGAAGAACCTCCTGATATTCCTGAGCCGAAGCCCATTACGCAGGAAGGGGTTATAGACGAATTGGATTACCTTATCAGATGCCTTGACGAAGTGGGGATGAATGAGGATGCGATGGAAGAGGCATGGAATTTGGTGCGTGAAGTATTGCGTTTATCAGGTGACGACATACCTGTTGATATAAGACAACGGTTCCAGACTGAGCCAGAAGAGGATGATGTAAAGACAGAGGAGCTACCTATCGCAGAGATAGTGGCTTACGCTGTCTCACAAGTTATATAAGGAGGAAAATATGCCTTTAACAGACGAACAAAAACAAGAAATAGAAGAAGCTACTAAGGTGGCTTTGGAGGCTGCTACGAAGGCGAAGGAAGAGGCTGAGGTTGAGAGAAAAGCCTTACCTGTTTCGGATGAGACCATTGCTATCACCAAATCACCCGAAGAGAAGATACTCGAAGACCCGAAGGCTGGCTTCAAGAATATGGCTCACTTCTTCACCGACCTAATCAAGGTTGAGCAGCCAGACGGGGAACCAACTGAAACACTGAAAGCCTATGGTCGGGCAATGCGCAAGACTGCTGGCTATATGGAAGAGGGCGACTTATCTCAGGGTGGCTATTTAGTCCCTGAAGAGTTTAGAGCAACCCTACTTCAGACTGCGCTTGAAAGCTCAATTGTGAGACCGAGGGCAACTTCAATCCCGATGGCAACCAATAGAGTTACCCTCCCAGTACTGGTGGATGACGACCATTCCACTGATTTCTTTGGCGGAGTTATCATCTACAGGACAGCAGAGAAGGGGTCAAAGACTGAAAAGAATCCAGTATTCGGCAAGGTGAGTCTTACTCTCCATAAACTCACGGGGTTGTGCTATGTAACCGACGAGCTATTGCAAGATTCGGTTATATCAATTGAGCCGATAATCAAAAGCACATTCGGTCAGGCGATAGCCTTTACTCAGGACTATGACTTCCTGCGAGGTAGTGGGGTGAACCAAGCTCTGGGGGTGTTCCATGCCAGTAATCCATCCCTGATTTCCGTTGCTATAGAAGCTGGGCAGGCAGCAGATACCATACTTTATGAGAATATCATCAAGATGTGGTCGAGGTTGTATCCTGCTTGTCATGCTAAGGCGGTATGGGTAGCCAACATCAATACCTTCCCGCAACTGGCTGCAATGACAATGGATGTCGGCACAGGGGGCGTTCCTGTATGGATGCCTGCTGGTGGCGTTTCTGGCTTGCCCTATGCAACCCTGATGGGCAGACCCCTACTCTTCACTGAGAAGATGTCAACGCTGGGCGACTTGTATGATATAGGTTTAGCCGACTTCAGCCAGTATCTAATCGGTGAAAAGGGCGGAGTAAACTTCGCTTCTTCAATGCACGTTCGGTTTACTACTGATGAGATGGCCTTCAGATTCGTCATGCGGTATGATGGCCAACCCTGGTGGCAGTCAACCCTACAACCGAAAGCAGGAAGCACTCTCAGCCCATTCATAACCCTTGCAGAGAGGGCGTAAATAAATAAGGAGGAAATGAAATGTCTAGCGCAAGATTTTCGCAATCGCATGGGATAGTCCCCATAGTTCAAAGTACTACTGGCGACTACAATGCGGGCTTTAGTGGTGATACGATTGATATGTCAAAATACAACCATTGCACCCTCATCGTTATAGGTGATAATGCTATAGCGGGTGATGGCGGACTAACCATTATGGCTGGGGCAACGGATGAGGCGGAAACCGCTGCCATAACCTATACCTATCGCTACATCACAGTTGACATTGAGGCTGCTGGTGCTGATGTGCTAAGTGCCCCTGCAACTTCGGCGGGAACTGACTTCACGGAAGCATATCTTAAGAATGGTATGTATGTCATCGAGTGGGATGCTGAGGATATGAATGTCAGTGGTACTCAGTATCGCTTTGCCACCCCAGTCGTAGATTCGGACGGGACGGCGGGGTATGTGACTATGGTTGCTATTCTATCTGAGCCACGCTACGAGAGGGATATAATGCATACGGCTATCCCGACTTCGTAATCTAAGGAGGGGATGATGGAAAGTAAAATCACGATGTATGGCATTGACATTCCTGTAGTAGTGCCAGACAAACCAAAAAGAAAGTACAGGAAGCGGAGGGGGGCTAAAAAGAAAGCCCCCTCCGCACCACAAAGGGACAAGATGGTGCGAAATGCACCTATTGTAAAGGGATGATGCAGGCATGGGGGAACCGCTCCCTTAACCGAAAGGTACGGAATAATTGGGGAGGCTTAAAATGCCTGTAACAAAAATAAAATCTTCATGGTCTAGTGGAGACCTAATCTTTCACGAAAAAGCATCGGTTCATCCTTCTGCTACATATAACGTTTTCGAGATAGCTGACGATGCCGTGAAAGTAGGAGATACGGGAAATGATATTGACCTCCAGTATTATGCTACTGGGTCTTTATCAGCAATAATTGATGCTGGAAATGCGACTTTTAACACGGTAGGTATAGCCCATAATATCAATACCAATGGTTCTCCGTTGTCTTATAGCGAAGGCACACCCGCCTTTACTCTTTATGCTACCAATGCTGGGACTTCAGGGTCAACAAGTGCTGAACCTTTCTATGTGGAATCTAATCTTACTGGTGCTGGGCAGGTAGGTGGCAGGTCAAGATTCTACATGACTGCCAATGTTGGGCTTGGTGGTTGGGCTAATGCATTAAAGGCTCATACGGTTTTTGGCTCATCTGGTAGTGTCACAGGATTAGGTTCTGCCCTTTGTGCTGAGCTTGAATTATCTGCGGGGACATCTTCAGGCTCTTACGCTGCGGTAGAAGCAGAGTTAATCGCTGGTAGCAGCGCAAGCACGGGAACTAAAACAGCGTTCATCTTTTGTAATGCTGATGGCACAGACGAAGATACTGTTGATAGCAACGCTTTTCTGTTTGACTTCGGCGATGCCCTAGATGCGGCTAGCGGTAAATTCATAGACACTGATATTACTACTCATTCTGCTTATGGTGGGCTGAGAGTTAACATTGAAGGCGTAGGCACTAAGTATATTGCATTAGTATCAGATTAAAGGAAGAGAGAATTGAAACTTAGCGTGTTCGAAAGATTACTAATCCGTAACATCGTGCCTCAGATTCAAGGCTGGAACTTCGGCAGTATGAAAACTGCCAGAGAACTCCTGGAAAACCTCTTTGATGAGGAGGAGGAAAAGAGACTCCAAATCAAAATTGCCGAGGATGGGAAAGGGGTTACTTGGCGCACCAAAGATGATGACGGTAATGATATACCACAGGAAAAAGAAATAGAAATTACCGAAGGTCTGAGTGAAAAGATTGCCAAATTCCTAAAACGGCTTGACCGTGATGAACAGTTGGGCTTCGAGCACTATTCGGTCTACGAGAAATTCATTGGGGATTAACGCTAGTCGAGAAATCGGCTAGGCATCATCCCCTTTTAAGGTGGGGGATGCCTTTGGGTGTCCCCCACTGAAGACGGAGGTTAAATATGGCAGTAACTAGATTATCAGGCGCAGGTCGCCAGCACGGTTATGTGACGGCAGAAATAGCTGATGAGGGCACAACATCGGCTGCAGCAGATTTGGAGGGCTATGGGATAACAGGCTTGTTAATCCCCACAATTGATAGCGCTAATCTGACATTCACTGTAAGCAATCTTCTGGCAGGCACTTATTACACTGTCAAAGATATGGATGGTTCTACATTTACAATAACGGCGGGTACGGGGAACTTGGCTGTCGGGGCTGATGATTTAAGCCCATTATTGGGATACAGGTTCATAAAGATAGTCTCATCTGCAACTCAAAGCACGGCGGCTGTGACTTTTACTTTTACGGTGAAGGGATAGATATTATGGCAAAACCATCAAAGAAAAAAAGACCTTTCCCGATAACATTCCCTGTTAAATGGCTTAATAGGGCATTGATACTAAGAAATCCATAGGGGTGAATTGTGGCTTTTGGCGCTGCCTGGCATAAATACGAATTACTGACAATTGCTTAATATGCCCAATCTCGGCTTTTAGCATATCTATAACCTTCGGGGGATTAGTGGCTTTAAGTCGGTGCAAGGTGTCTACTGAAAAGGCTTTCTAGGGGCTGAATACGAAGTGGCACCGATAGGGGGATAGGGCGAAAGGGGGATGAGAGCGAAGTCGCCCAAGTAGCCCTATTACAAAAATGAATAAAATTCGAGAGAAGTTATTAAGATTACTTTTACCTAAGAAGCAGTTTTATATTCAGGCGCAGGGATTTCATGCGCATTTTCACCCTGTTTTTCATAGCATAGTGGGGGATGTAACTTATGAGCAGGAAGAGTTCAACGAGGTCGATAACGGCAGCGAATCTCTGGACTGATGCTGTTGAGGTAATCGGTTATTTTAATCTATCTATATCGGGAACTTGGGCTGCTACAGTAACAGTCCAGCGTTCCTTTGATAGCGGTTCAACGTGGCATGACGTTGATACGTGGACTGAAAACACTCAGGAGTATGGGTTAGAGCCTGAAGGTGGAATTCAGTACAGAGTAGGCATTAAGACAGGCGAATTTACCAGCGGGACTTGTGTGGTGAGATTAAGCCAGTGACAAAGATATTCGGGGATACGAGAACGATAACTACGATATTGACTAGCACGACAGGGACAAGTGCTATGGCTACGGCTATGGGGATTCTCACTGAAACGGGGGGTACTTTAACAACTGACGGGAATGAGCAAACTATCTATCTTAACAATTCTCCAGCAGGCGTATTCAAGCCGATGTGTCTCAAGATAGAAACATCAGCGCAAACCGCAACGGAAACAATTGTCATAAGGGAATACTACAGAGCATCATCTGGGGGGGCACTTCTCTTGTATGATAAAGTAACCTATGTAGGCACAATCAGTGATGAAGGGATAACTATTCATCTCGACCCGAATAGATTCGGTGTTGAAGTTACGATAGAAAAGACAGCGGGGGCTAATCGTGACTATCCCTGGGAAGTGTTTTACGAGGTCTAATGACTGTACTATATGACAATCTCAGCCCTTATATTTTGCTTGACCTTCCATTCAGGGAGGGCAGGGGGACAGTCACTTATGATGTATC